GAACGCTTGTATTGTGGCGGACACGTTAGTGACTCCATTATTAAAATTTGCAGTAAAAGTGGCGTTCAATTGATTACTCGCTTGAAGAACCGGGCGAAACCCGCTAAGTCGGAAAAGCCATACTTCTCCGGCGGGGATAACATGAGTTTCATTTGCAGAATTTGAGGAGTTAACGGGTACTGTGCCCGTGTGTGTTAAGTCGTCGTTTACAACATCATATAAAACTAAACTCGGCGTTGCCATGTATTCCCCTTGTTAAATTTCTTCATAAACCACAATGAGACCGCAGTCTTTCGGGTTTCCTGCCATAGCTGTAACCAAGTCTAGTCTTAAAGCTGACTTGGCGGCAACGGCAAAAGGTGAAGACGAAAGTACAGGTGCGGTGCATCCTGTCACAGAATCGCCTTCCCCGCACCATGAATTTGCGGACGCGGTACTCGCGACCTTTGGCGTGGTCAGGAAAATGGAAGTAAAGGCCCCAGAAAGAAACGGTTTAACTTTTAAATCAAGTGCCGTAGTCCCGCTAGACCCTATGGTCTCTGCGTAAATAAAAACATTTGTGATCTGAATGTTGTTCGGTGCGATCCAAAATCCGTCGACTGAATTAGAAGGCACAAAAACCGAATCGTTGTATTGCCCGTTAATTTTCATTACAAAAGTTTTCTGTCCGCCGCTTCCGCCGCCGCCCGAACCGCCGACACTGTGCGCGTACCAGAAAGAAGTCGTGTCGTCAAAAATAACGGCGACCGCTTGATTGTCCGCAAGTTGAACGTCCGCACCTGTACCTGTTCGGATGTTGTCGACGTTATCTTTCAAAATAACCGACGCGCCCGTTTGATTGATGAGAATTATTTTTTTATTCTTTCCAGTCGGCGGCGTGATCGCTTCAATCGAAGCAAGTCCCGCACCTGTCAATCGAATCACAGGTGCGTTCACTGTGGTGATTTCTTGGTCGGCACCTGTTTGAGTATTGACGACCGCACCTAAGAAAATTTCTTCTTGAACTTCAATGTTCTTCACGACGGTGTCGCCCTGAACAGTAACGTCGTCACTGAAAGTTTTATCGCCGCCGAAAGTTGAAGGGTTCGATTCGATATCAGTGAGTCGATTTTCAGCCGAGTCGATATCAGCTTCCGCAGTAGTTAAACGAGTGCCGAGACTTGAAACGTCTTCCCCGTCCACTAATCCGTCTTTGATCAACACTCCGTCAACGGTTACGCCCGCGTCTAAAGTTGATTCATCAACAACATCGGTTTTGATGTTGTCGACGAAATCTTTTAGGCCGCCGATAACTTGCGCCACACCTGACACGATGATTTCTTTTAAGTCTGCGACAAGACCGATTTTCCAAAACGATGCAAGGGCCGAATCAAACTGAATACCCGCATTGCCTAAAGGCCTTTCGACAGTAACGCCCGCGCCTTCAGCCGTGCCGTCAGTGCCGTTTTTATTCACAAGAATGTTTTGATCTTCGACTTCTAGGTTATCGGTGGCGATTGAAGTTGTCGTACCTTCGACCGTTAAGTTTCCTTGAATCACCACATTGTCGCTGAAAGTTTTGTCGCCGCCGAAAGTTGAGGGGTTCGATTCGATGTCGGTCAAACGGGCTTCAGCCGCGTCGATATCTAGTTCAGCTTGATCAAGGTCGTCTTGGGTCTGTTTTAATTGCGCATCAAGTTTCTCGATTGCGACTTTTCGGGTATCCCCGTCCGCGATATAGTTTTGATTCGCATATTCGTTGATAGAAGTATCGGCTTCGCCTGTTGTGCCGAGTCCTTCATATATTTTATTGATAGCTCTCTGTACGTTTGCGACAAACGCCCCGGAGTTTGGGTCCGCCGTATTCTGCAAAGCAAGTGCCGCGACCGTTGATGTCGTCGCCGCAGTCCTTGAAACGAAAGCGTTGTTGAACGTGGTTTGATTTGCAATTTGTCCGTTTACAACTGACATGGTGTTACTCCCTATTGATCACTTTAAAAGTTAAAAGCCCGGTCTCGAAATACTCGGGAAGACCTTTGTCGTAGTATTCCGAAAGTTCGTAAGAAGTCCCGTCACTTCCACTCGGAGAAGATTCTAGATAAATTTTATCGAACACGTCCGGTTCGTTTTCGTTCTCCATGAACTCAATTGGATTTTTCTCGACTGCATAGTCCATGAACGCGATTGCTTCTTCGACGGCTGACGGGTTATTTCTCAAAAGCCCATCTGTCGGGTTATTCGTTATGTATTTTGCATTGCACTTGATCAGGCGGTCGATACCGAAAGACTGAACAGATACATTATCCCCTGTGGCGGATTTAGTGACGACCGCATTAACGAGTTTTTTATTCACAGTCTTAGGCTTGTAGTCTTGGAGTGGAAACTGTGGGGACCATGAAGACCCCGAAGGCGACACCCCCACAAAAGAAGTGTCGTTCAGAATGTCAGCTTGCGCGAATCCTAAGATCGCGGCGGGTGAGTTCAGAAAATTTGTCCCGGTCCCGAACAAAAGATCAGCGGCACCGCTCGAAGTCAAAGTCACAATTCGAGTCGTTCGATCAATTGAGAAATCCCATTCTAGAGAACTCGCGGCGTTTAAAGCGTTCGTTACTACTTCAAGAAACTTTGTGAAAGTATAGCTTCCGACTGGAAGTTCGGCGGTCTTTTCAGGCCCGCCCGGACTGTCGGCGAAATCAATCAAGTTGTTGTTCTCATCAACTTTGTGTCCGTAGTAAAAAAGTGAGTGAAATTTTAAAGCCATACTTAAGCCCCTCTGATTGTCAGACCTTGATCGGCGAACTGTTCTTCAAGTATCTGCGCGATCTCAAGACCTGTTTCTCTTCGATCAAGAACATTCCCGTTGATAGTCAAATTGATTGCGGTGCCCGGGGTTTGCGCGACTGTGTCTTCCGGTGCCGGGGCTTCTACGACAGGCGAAGAGATATCGCCCGTTGAACCGCCGCCCGTGACAGGTGTGAACGCTGCGGACCCGCCGCCCCCGCCCGGTCCTGCGCTTGCAATTTTCGCCACGTTTGCCGCCGCCGCAACACCCACAAGTGCCGCCGCCGCAAAGTTGAAAGGGTATGGTACTTGCGCAAGTGCATTTTGAACGGCGACATAACCGTCTATTGTGGCTTTAGTGATCGCCGCAGCTTTACCGATTGCGGCGAGTTCTCCCGTCGCATTTTCTTGCAAGGTCGCGATTTGTGAAAGTGCCGTCGAAGTCGCCGCATACGACTGATCGTTTGCAGTTTTTTCGATCTTCTTTTTCTGATCGGCATACCCCTTGTCGATCTTCAAAAGATTGTTCACGTGTTGCATTTCTAGGGCTTCGCGGCCTTGATTTCTTAGTTCTTCGTCGACGACCCCGTTGTCTTTATAAAATTTTTCGAGCGCGGCTTTGTCTTGCTCGAACTTCATCGCCGCCGCAAGTCTCTGTTCGTATGTGAGAAGTTCTAAATTAGTTTTATTTTGATTTCTCTGAAATTCATCCTGCGCAAGTTGAAGTTCGGATTGCTGAAGCTGTTCGTTGAGGGCTTGAACTTTCGTGACAAGTTCTTGTCTTCGACGAAGGTACTCATCCGACACCGCAGATGAACCGCCCCCGCCGCCTTCGGCTATTGCCGGGGCTGACGATTCAATTTTTGCCTTCAATTCGTCACGCAATTTTATTTGCTTCTCTAATTCTACATTGAGAACTCGAACTCGATTCGCTGAAAACCCCGCATCAAGGTGTTGCTCTAATGCGCCGAAACCTTCGATTGATTTTTTATAGCTTTCGATTGACTGACGTGTCTTCTCAATTGATGCGTCCAGTTCTCGCAGTCGTGCCGCCGGGGACGGGTCAATCGCCTGATTTATAGACTGCAAAGCAGATGTCACCGCGTTTGTTACCGAAGACGCGAAACCGCTTAAAGCGTTTGAAGCAAGAATTGAAACGTTGTCTCTTAAATCTTTTAAGGCAACATTGAACTTACCTATTGCCGTCGTTGCTTTTCCGCTTTCAGCGTCGACGTTTTTGAACCGTTCGTTTCCTTGACTTAAAACTTCGTTCAAAATAGCTTGCTGTTTTTGCTGTTCATTTAAAAGCGGGACGACCGTGCCGATTGACCGGGCATATTCTTTATAAACTTTTTCAGTATCGACTAAGATCCCAAGTTGTTTCAATTGACGGGTTTGACCTGTGAAGATCGCGTTCGTGATCGCTTCGGTATTTTTAACAACGTCCCCGCCGAAAACCGCATAAGTTTTTCGAGCGAGTTCTAAAATTTGTGGAAGCTGTTTTGCGTTGTTGCCTAACTGAACAAAAGACTGTGAAGCGACTTCCAGCAATTCACTTTGCCCGACTAATCCGTCCACGGCTTTTGTTAAATCGTCCCGCAATGCACTTCCGGCTATGCCCGCCTGTGCAGCGAGAATTTCAAATTTCTTGTCGAGTTTTATTTCACTTTCACCCGCCACAATTAAATCAATAGACTGTTTCGCGGCGACACCTAAAGCGGTCACGCCCGCCGTTACTAATCCCACAGGTCCGAGCAATCGCGCGAAACCTACACCTAAAGCCGAACTTGCGTTCGCGGCGGGGAGTATGGCGTTGAGTGCGTTGTCGATTGTTTTGTTGCCTGTGATTTCTTTTGCGAACGCTTCTTCAAATACAGATGCGCTTTCTTGCGCTGATTTTTTTACCCGGCTTGATCCCGTTATCGCGTCAATCGCGTTGTCGATATTCTGTTTGACCGATGCCCGATAGATTTTATCTTGCTTCTCGAACGCTTCGGCAAAAGCCGCCGCCGATTCTTTTGCAGATTTTTGCGCGACTTTTTTAGTCTCGCCCACAATTCTGTCAATCGAAGATTTTAGGTCTTGTTCTTGTCTTTGAAACGCTTCGCCGAAAACTGCGGCGGACTGTTTCGCCGATTTCTCCGCGCGGTCGTCAATGGCCTTGAACGATTTATCTATCGAACTGTCGGATAGTTCGACATCTAACTGTATCTTATTTTCGTCGGCCATCTGTGCCCCCTAGTTTCTGAAGCAAGAAACTTGCGTCCTTCGCTTCCTTCTTATAAATATGTCTCGGGTAAGCCGCAGCGTAAAGTTTTTTATCTCGTTCGATTCGTGCGTTTTTAGTCAAAGAAGTGTGTTGATACGCTCGAATCGTCGAAAGCTGTTCTTGCGCTTCTAAAACATCTATAGCCTTCCACAGTTTGTTAAACACCGGGGCGGGCAAAGATGCGGCTTCTCGGTAAGAAAGGCCGGGATAGAAGCGAAGAACTTTTGCAAATTGAATGTCGTCAAAGTCTAGTTTTTTTTTGAACCGACAGTGTAAACGAACATATCAGAAATCCCGCGAACTGACATTTTTTGAAGGACTTCTTTCGGAATCCCTAGCATCTCAAAAAATTCAATATAAAGGTCGACGGCATCGGTGTTCTCGTCGATGTCTCTGAACTTCTTCGCGATACCTTGCTGTTCAACGGCTGAAGGGGCGCGGTATTTGTGTGTCGTGCCTTTATAGACAAGTTCGAGTTCTTCGTCTTCGTATTGGAATCCCATTCGGATCACCCTTTCTTAAAAGACCCGGACTTATCGCCCGGGCCACATATCGAGAACCAAAACCCTACACAAGCGACTGAGAGCCGTCACCAATTGAGAAATAATTGACGCGACTGTCAACACCTTCCGCCGGGTAAACTTTGAACGTGATCGGTAAAGTGAACACGTTCTCGCCTGAGAACGTCAGCCCCGTCAAATTCGGAATCGCCTTATGGAAAGTGTAGTCTTCTGACGGATCGCCGTCTAACAGACGAACCGGGTGAAGACGAAGTTTCGTCGCGTATTTGAACATGTTCTCGAAGTTCTTGAACGTGCCCATACCGAAAACTTCTGACCCGTTGTCAGGGATGAAAGACCCGCCCGATTTAACGAACATTTTTTTAAGTTTCTCTTTTGTCGTTTCTTCAAGGTTCATTGTCACTTCAACTGAAGAAACCCCGTTCTTCAATTGCGCCACAGGTGTTGTGCCTTCGGCGTGGCACTGAAC